ATCAAGGAGGTTTCGTATATGGCGAATCCAGAACAGAAGAAATGGCCGACCATCCGCTGCCCGCACTGCGGCCATGAGTTCGTGCCCGCTGACATCTTTTATCCAGGCGAGCTCATCGGGAGGCCGGATCAGGTAGTCAGAGACGCACTCGGCAAAGTCATCTACCAAGATTACGGCGAAGACGAAGAGCCTTGCCAGATCGAGCGTTACGTCTGCGACGAATGCGGGAAGCCGTTCGTCGTCGAGCCGGTGATCATGTATAAAGTCCGCAAAGAAGACGAGGCGAAGGATTTCAGCGATCTTAGCTCAAGCTTACTAGATTAAAAGATATTAGAATATAAGTCAGTTTAATTTGCTAAATTAATTGAGGAAATAATTTATGGAACAAAAAACTTGACTTATTTATAAACACACTTGTAAAATTAATAGTAAAAGTTATATTGGGCTTACTTGTCAAGATATATATAAGCGTTGGCAAAATGGCTATGGATATAATCCTGATGAACAAATTTTTGGTCGCGCAGTTCAAAAATATGGTTGAGAAAATTTTAGTCATGAAATTTTAGAATCAGGTCTAACATTTGAGCAAGCTAATGAGCGTGAGCGATATTGGATTGCATATTATCATACTTATATTAAAGACCCACTTTGTAATGGTTATAATATGACAATCGGTGGGGCTGGAACTACTGGGCATTTATGTTCAGATGAAACTAAAGAAAAAATTAGTAAGGCACATTTAGGTAAACAGTTGACACCTTTACATCGACAGCATATTAAAGAAGCTACTACAGGTAAAAATAATCCTTTTTATAAAAAGCATCATACCGATGAAACTAAAGAAAAGATAAGACAAAAAGCTTTAGGTAGAAAATTATCTGATGAAACTAAAGAAAAAATTTCTAAATCCACTGCTGGGCGAACAGTATCAGAAGAAACAAAACAATTACTTAGCAAAAAACTTACTGGTTTAAAGAGATCTAATGAAGCTAAAGCACACATACATTTAGCACGTTTACGTGTTGAGGCTAATCGTACTGTAGAAGAGCGCGCAGCATTAAATAAAAAACTTAGTGAAGCATCTACAAGAAAACGTAAAATTAGATGTATTGAAACTGGTGATGAATTTGATTCTTTAACAAGTGCAGCAGAATTTTTTGGAGTAAGTATTTGTACACTAGCAAATCATTTGGCAGGTCGTACTAAATCAGTTAAAAAATTACATTTTGAATTTATAGATTAATATGATATATATCCGTGAAACTATACCAATTAAGATGTCGGGGAAATCAAGTTTTTTGATTTCTTTTGCTTATAATCCAAAAGTGGTGGAGGCAGTTAAAACTTTACCAATTAAACAATATATAAAAAATATACAAGCATGAGAAATTCCAAGCGACGTATTGGCTCAGGCCTTGGATACATTAACGTTCATAGACGACATCCAGCTTATCATGCTTCCAGAAACCGAAGCAGTTCCAAATCCAGGCGATTTCGAATTGACCGAAGCGGAAATAGAGCAATTTAGATTTAAACCGTTCAAACATCAGATAGACGGCATCAACTTCGGGTTAGACCCAAGGCACAACAAATGGTTGCTGTTGGATTCGATGGGCATCGGGAAAACCGTAGAGATCATCGGATACGCCGAGACACTAAAATCCAGAGGTCTGATCGATCACTGCCTGATCATCTGCGGGGTCGATTCGCTAAGACAGAACTGGAAAGCTGAAATCGAGAAGTTTTCGAATTACGGCTGCAGAGTCCTTGGGGAATACATCACTAAAAACGGAACAGTGAGATACAAGACGATCGGCGAAAGAGCTGCCGAACTGAAGGAACCGATTTCAGAATTCTTCGTGGTGATCAACGCCGCCACACTACGACATGACGAAGTGATCGAAGCTTTTAAAAAATCCAAGAACACATTCGGTCTCATTGCTGTAGACGAAGTACATAGATTCGCATCGTCAACATCGCAGCAAGGGGACAATCTACTAAAACTTAAATCAGACTATAAGGTCGCAGCTACAGGCACACTTTTACTAAATTCACCGATCAGTTGCTACGTTCCATTGGTGTGGACTGAGAACGATCACAGCATCCTCACTAATTTCAAGGCTCAGTACTGCAAATTCGGTGGTTTTGGTGGCAAGCAGATCGTCGGATACAAGAATCTTAACACGCTAAAAGAAGAAATTCAAAGCTGCATGATCCGAAGGACTCTGGACCAGGTGCGTGATGACATGCCGCTGAAGAATATCACCTATCAGATAGTTGAGATGTCAGACCAACATCGTAAGTTCTACGATGCCATTGTCGACGGCGTAAAATCCGAAGCCGACAAGATCAAGCTTAACACATCGAACTTACTTGCGCTAACCACAAGGCTTCGCCAGGCTACGGCGTGTCCGAGCGTGCTTACGACTCAGCCAGTCGTATCTAGTAAGGTGGAAAGGGCGGTTGAGATCGCTCAAGATCTTCTCGATGCAGGTGAGAAGGTGGTGATTTTCAGTATGTTTAAGGAATCCGTGCAGGCTGCAGCTACGATGCTGGCGCAGTATCATCCGCTGATCTGCACAGGCGATTTTAGTGAGCAGCAGATCAAAAATTCCGTGGAAGCGTTCCAAAACGATCAGAATTCGAAGCTCCTGATCGGCACGCATCAGAAGATGGGCACTGGATTCACACTAAACTCAGCTCATTATCTGATCTGCATCGATACGCCATGGACAGACGCGAGCTTCTCGCAGAGCACAGACAGAATCTGGCGCATCACTAACAAGATGCCGGCTTTCGTTACCGTGCTTACCTGCAAAGACACAATCGATGAACGCGTCAGGGAGATCATTGAGACTAAGAAAGACTTAGCTGACTACATCGTTGACGGCGTTGAGAACGAGTTGGCGCTTTCTGGATTAGAACAAGATCTATTGAGGATCGTAAAGTCGCTATAATGCATATGTGCACACGAACTTATTTAATAAATTAATAAATCATTAAATCATTAAATTAATAAATTATTAAATTAATAAATTAATAAATTATTAAAAATCAGTTTACTTCTTTGGCCGAATATATTATAATATTTGCAGATTGAGAGGCACTAAAATGGTTACGGTTAAAGAATTACTTGAATTGTGCAAAGAACAAGTTGCGAAAGGCAACGGCGATAAGATTATCTTATTGTCTAATGACGACGAAGGCAATGGTTATCACGAAATGATTTACCACTTTACCGAAGATGTTGCTGGAAACGATATGTGGGGCGAAATCAGCGATCCGCAATATAAGATTATCTTAGGCTGAGGAGATTAAAATGGAAAAAGAACTGCTAGAATTGCTCGAACTGGCGGATCCGAAAGACTTCACGGAATGCCTGAAGGAGAACTACCGGAAGCACGGAAGGCAGCACTTCAACATGCTGTCCGCGATGTACTGGAACGACCAACGCGAGTTCAAGACGCTCAGCGCCGGCTGCCAAGCTGCCGCGATAGTGTACTTGCGCACGGCGGACGTTAGGGGGGATTTATGGGAAGAGACACTCTAAAGGTCATGGGCGCTTCTAATTTGTCAAAAGCAGAACGAAGCTATTTAGATTACTACTCAACTGATCCTAGAAGCGTTAAGGCAATCTTAGAACAAATTGACTTTGGCAATACCGTTGTTTGGGATCCAGGCAGCGGCAGAAATATGATCATTAATGTTTTAAAAGAAGCTGGATATAAAACTTACTCTACAGATATATATGACTATGGATGTCAGGATAAGATTATAGATTTTCTTGAATGCAACGAAAAATGGGATGGAAGTATCTTAATGAACCCGCCATATAACTTAGCTATGGAGTTTGTGCTAAAGGCATTAGAACTTACTAAACCAGGCGCAAAAGTTGTTGTATTTTTAAGGACATTATTTTTAGAGGGCACCAAAAGATACGAGAAACTTTTCAAAAAGAACCCACCTAAAAATATTTATGTATTCAGCAATAGACAGGTATGCAGCAAGGTAGATGATCATACTGCAGGAAGTGCTGTTTCATATTCATTCTTTGAATGGGAGAATGGTTGGCAAGGTGTGCCTTCTATTAAATGGATACAAAGTAAAAAATAAGAGTATGGCGGATTATAATAAGCTAAATTAATTGTAAGGCGGATTATAATATGACTTTTACTGATTTAAAACAAAATTTAATCATTAATTATAATTTTATAGACAACAGCTATTTAGATGATTATGTAAATCTAATACTTAATGCTGATTTAATCAGCAGTGGATATAGAGAATATCATCATTTAATCCCTGTTGTTTTTTATAAAGAAAAGTATAAGCTCAGTAGTCGTAAAGAAGCAGAAAAAATAGCTAATGAAGATACTAACAATATATTAGTTCATCTTTTATATAAAGATCATTGTCGTGCACATTATGATCTTTATTTTTGTACTTTTGGAGTTGTTAAATATCAAAATGCCACTGCTTTTATTTCAATGATTCATACTACAAAACGCTGCAATAGAAATGAATTACCTGTACTATCAAAGTTAGACTACGACGAATTACAGTTATGTGCAGACAGTATTAGGAATGATCCAACTTCAAAGTATTTTTCAGAGAGCGAAATTAAATTTTTAATAGAAAATGTAAAAGATTTAGGTACAACTAAATGCGCTGAAATCTTAAAAAGACCTAGGACTGTAGTCAGTAAATTATCAACATCGCTTGGTTTAGTAGAAAGCTCTGGCCCAAGAATAGATTGAAGGGATACAGAAAAGCTTTGATTAAGGGAAAATATTAAAAATTATTCAAGAAAAGAGTGCGCTGAAATACTTGGTAAGTCTGAAGCGAGTATTCATGCAATGGAGCAAAAGCTCGGAATTAGCGGCAGCCGAATTTCAGCTATAAAGTGAACAGAAGCTGAAGATACATGATTATTAAATAATTATAAAAAAGTAGATAGGCAAGATTTAGTCAGCTATCTTAGCAGAAGTGAAAATGCAATTAAAGCTAGGTTAAAAATTTTAGGTATTTTAGATATAAAATTATTAGGTAAACCTGTTAAATCTCGAATTGTTAAAAGGCATAAAACATGAACAGCAGAAGAAAAAGCTTGATTAGAAGCAAATTGACCGCAGCTTACCGTAAAAGACTGTGCCAAATTTTTAAACAGAACTGAAGGCTCAGTTGAACATGCAATTAGTCGTTTTAATTTAAAGAAAAAAGAAGGTTCTAAGTAAAATTAGAACTTTTTATTTACTTTTTCTAAATTTCATGCTATAATATACGCATGAAGCAGAAGATCAAGGTTGTGGACAAAATCAGCGGAAAGACCCTTGAAAAGGAAGTTGAGATTCCAAACAAGGATCATTTCGAAGTCCAGCTCAGGACCAGGGCGCACGTTTTTCGCAACCGCAAAGCGTATAATAGAAAGGCAAAGCATAAAAAAGGCAATGTCGATGATCAAGATTGAATTGACTGAAGAAGAAGCCAAAGTAGTGGCGGATTACTTATTCAGGAAGGCCTGCAGGCTAGAAGACGCGAATCTGACTGATTCTTATTGCTATCCGAGGCTGCATTCCGCTTACCGCAAAATCAGCAGAGCGATGGGAGGGAAAGAAAATGGAAACGGAGCAAATTGATCTGTCGGATCCTAAGAAGATCTTCGGCGAATTGGTGAAGAAGGCGTTAGAGGGGAAACAGTCCGATTTCGAATTCATTAGGACTTACGAGATGTCCCAAGCCGCGAGGCTTTACAGAAAAGGCACCAAGAAAGTATGCAAAGTGTTCGATGACCTGCGCAAATCTTTGCTGAAGGCCTATGCTAACGCGATTATGGCCGACGACCAGAAGCTCGATATGATCATGTCGATAAGGCAATTCGAAATTTGTCGCGATTATTATAAGAAAGAACATGCGATCGCGAAGGATATGCTGAAAGAGTACAAAGCGTATGTGCTCAGCGGGCATATTCTAGGACAGCTGCTCTTCTGCGGCGTGCGGCCAGACGAAGAGTGCGTCGACTACAGGAAATTGCCTTGGAAATTATTTTAAAAGGCAGTTTACATACGCGCACTAACGTGTTATAATACTAGCAGGAGATGAGAAAATGAAAGTTCAAAGTTCGACGATTTCGGAAATCAGCCACGACGGAAAAAACCTCACCGTCGTATTCAACAACGGCAGGGAATACGTCTACGAAGGCGTACCGACAAACATCTATGAGGCTTTCGCAAAAGCGGAAAGCAAAGGAAGGTATTTCCACGAGAACATCAACTACAGATACAATTATACGCGAATCAAATAAAAAGCTATTTACAATCAATTAAAAACGCGTTATAATAACGGCGTAAGGTGGAATGGCGACCACCATAAAAAACGGAGGTAAACAAAATGTCGGCTACTTATTCTACTTGCATGGGGATG